GGAGTCTGGATTGTCCGAGCCGTAGAGCTGGATTCTGCGCCCCCAGAAGTCCGTGCGGAGTTCCGAGATGTTCGGAGTCGCGCCCAGAGGCTCTGTGTACTTCAGCAGATAGTCCCAGGCCACTCGCTTTGCCTGACCATAGGTCGGAGCGATGTAAGCATACCGGGGAGCTTCCTTACGGTTCTCCACAGCATCCCGAATGATGTGGTTCAGAGCGGCGACGGTCTTCCCCATCCGTCGGTGAGCCACTACCACCCCAAAGCGGTGATCCCGCATCATCTGATGGATGGCGAGTTGTGGCTCTCGAGGAGAGTACGGGATTACGATTTCTCGTTTGCCCATGAGATCACCATCTCCAGCGGGTTGCCATTTGCCCCCGTCACCTCGAGTCGGTCATTCTCCCGCCATTGGGCGCGGGTCTTGAGCCAGAAGATAGCTGCCGTGGTGTTTCCGTTCTTGGCTTGCTGATACAGAGTCTGCGCCACAGAAGCATTGGCCTCAATCCGGCCCTCGTCCAACTCTTTCCTGTAATGCTTGCGAAGGGTGTCGTCGGTGATATCCAGCTTGGCAGCGATGTCCTCATACCGAGTACCTACTGCACTCAGCATCTTGACAACCTTACGATTCTCTTCGGTTGGCTTATGAGGGTTACCACTACCCATTTTGTATCTCCGATTTATTGGTAAGCTCGCTATAGGTTTGGCCTGTTGACTCTAGTGTTGCCTGCTTGCCTGTGAAGTCCTGCCAGCGTTTTACTATGACATCGCAATACTTTGCATCAAGTTCCATCAATCTGGCGATACGTCCGTTCTTCTCTGCCGCGATTAGGGTTGTCCCTGATCCACCAAAGCTATCAAGGACAATGTCGCCGCCTTTGGTATTGTTGAGCAATTGATACTCAAACAACGCCACAGGCTTCATTGTTGGATGCTCTGCGTTTCGAGACGGTCGGTCAAACTCCAGGATGGTTGTTTGCTTCCGATCTGCCGCCCAAAGGTGTCCTGCGCCATCCTTCCACCCATAAAGGCATGGCTCGTGCTTCCAATGGTAGTCCTGGCGACCCATAACCATTGTTTGCTTCTTCCAAATAAGGCATTGGCGAACCTTCCATCCGGCATCTTGGGCCGCGCCCCTGAAGTTATATCCTTCCGAGTCTGCGTGCCAGATATAAAACACTGCACCTGGCTTCATAACGGCATCGGCGGCGACATAACTGTCTCGCAGGAACTGACGAAACTGCTCGTCATCCATTGAGTCGTTTTGAATTTTCAGCGCGTCCTTTGTCTTGCCCTCGTAAGCAACGTTATAAGGTGGATCGGTCAGCCACATATCCACAGCCCGATCCTGACAAAGAGCCTCGAGCGCCTGGATACTCGTGGAATCCCCGCACATCAGGCGGTGCTTGCCAAGAATCCAAACATCCCCAGGCTTGGTGACTGGTTCTTCAGGTACTTCCGGTGTTGCGTCCTCGTCCGTCAGTCCTTCTGTCGGTTCTATCTTGTTCAGCAGAGCGTCGATCTCGTCTGCGTCGAAACCTAGGCTTTCCAGGTTTACCCCGCCATCCAGAAGCTCACTTAGCTCCAGGCTTAGAAGTTCGGCCTCCCACCCTGAATTTAGGGCGATCCTGTTGTCTGCCAGGATGTAGGCTTTCCTCTGGGTCTCGGTGAGATGCTCTAGACGGATGCAGGGGACTTCCTTGAGGCCCAGCTTCCTTGCCGCAGCCAGTCTCCCATGCCCCGCTATAACCCCGTTGTCCTTGTCGATCAGGACGGGGTTGTTGAACCCAAACTCTTTGATGCTTCCGGCAATCTGGGCGATCTGCTCGTCGCTGTGGGTTCTTGCGTTCCGTGCATATGGAATCAGCACGGAGATGTCGATTTTTTCGATGTTCAATCCGACTCCTTTCGGGCCATCGGGGTAAAAAAGTTTACGGTTGCGTAAGAAATCTTACCATTTAACCTTGTTCGCCCAGTACGCTGCGCTCATCTTTCCCTTTTGGATGTTCTCGGCGTGTCTGGCTTTGAAAGATTCCCTGCGCCTTTTGTCAGCTTCTGACTCCCCTTCCCTCTTTGGGGAGCCGCTTACGCCTTGCTGACCAAATCGAATGAGCTTGACCTCATCCCCACTCTTTGCCAGGACTGCATGGCTTTTTGTGGGGTGGTTGGGCGTTCGCTTGGGCTGGTTATAGCCCTGGAACTGCTCTTTGCCGCGCTTAATCATTTTTTTGCCGTCTTAGCAGCAGCCTTGAAAGCAGCAGCAGTCGGCGCTCCCTTGGTTCCGGGCTTTCTCATCCGCTCAGGAGTCTTGCCTGCGGCCTTCTGGCGCTCGATGCGCTCACGCTTGGCGTGGATGTTGGCGTAGAGACCTTTCATTTCTTCTTCGCTCGACGCGCCTCAGAAAGTGCAATGGCAATAGCCTGCTTGGGATTGGTGACCTTGCCGCCAGAGCTGCTCTTGAGCTTGCCCTTGCCGTACTCAGTCATCACCTTCGAAATCTTCTTCTCCGCTTTCGTCTTCATACTCGCCCTTTCGTGCGTTGTACTTTGCCATCTGAAGCATCTGCTGCCGCTTCTGAGTCATCTTGGTGATCGGGCCACCCGTTAGCCATGCGCTACAGGTTCGGTCTGCCGCGCACTTGAACTCGAATAGCTCACAGTAACCCAGATCAGCCGCCTCAACAACCTCGGGAGCATAGGTCTCATCGTCGGATTCTTCCTTCTGAATCCCTCCGGTGATACACCCCATCATCTCGGGCGTTTGAATGAAAGCAGCACAGTTCCCGCACCTCATCGACTGAGCGATCTCGGGAGTGGTGTTCCATTCCTCTGCCCTCTTGTCCCAGAAATCACCCGGGTTTTCGGGATTGGCAGGCCCGTAACCATACTCCTCGAAGGCGTGGTTACGGTTCTTGAGGTTGACCTCTGTGTCCTGGGTGGCGATGGGGCACTTCACTTCTTCATCGCCTTCTGCATCTCAATGGCTTCATAGCCCTTTCCGAACTCGTCTGCCATCTTGTAAGCCTTCATGGGCTTAGTCTGATGGTACTTGCGCTTGTTCTGATTGAGATACTTTTGCATCTCTTCCACAGTCTTCTTTTTCATCATCGCTCCAGAAAAAAGGGGCACTATGGCCCCACCCCGGCAACTGCGGATTAAGGGGCATCACAATTCTATATCGGGAATCGGAATGTCAATAGGCCATTTTCCCTGACTCTGTAGAGCCTGGACTGTTCTTCGATGAGCAGCGAGCCACTTCTCCTTCCGCTCCTCTTTGGTCATCTTGTTGCCCTGGTCGATCTCCCAATGGCACTTGAGGCATAAGGCGGCTATGTGGTTGTCGTCTGCCTTCACCCCCTTTCCTTTCCCGCCCGTCCAATTGGAGTGAGCAGCTTGGGAGTGAGGATGCCCACAGCATTGGCATGGGAGTTCAGCCACCGCTCTAAGGAGTTTTGGGCTTCGGATGTAGGTGTGCTTCGGGATCATTCTGTAGCCCGTCCTTCTGCTCGAGCGGTTGCTTGTTCTGTGCGCCAGACATCAGTCCTCATCCTTGCTGCCTCCAACTTCCACTTCAGCTCCTCCTCAACCTCTATCGCCGCAGCCAGTCCCTTCAGAAGCTCTTGATACTCAGGATGTGAGTAAGCCTCCCTCTCTTGGGCATTGACTGCCTCAAATTTAAGCATCGCCTCTTTCATCAGCAGAGCTTTCTTGCTCTTTCTGAACTCCTCGAGGAGCACCCGCTGGGCCTTGGCCTTTGCGTAGTCTCCTGAGTTCCTGATGATGAAGTCGATGGCGGCGTGGGCATTCACTTGATGAGTCTCTCTATCGTCTTAAGGAGTACCGCGATGATCGCTATGGAGATGAATATCTCACTCTCGGACAAATATTCCATTTGCATGGAGTGTTCCCTTCCGATCTTTTATCTCTTCGTATGCCCTGTTCAGACAGGTAATCAGATCAAGCCCAGCCAGGTCTGCCGCCAAGATCAAGGTGACTAGAACATCACCGAACCCGTCAATCTGAGCCTCGCGGTTTCCTTTTAATGTCGCAGATACTAATTCGCCAAGTTCTTCCATGCACTTGAGAAGTTGTTTCTCGGTTGTGCTGTTTGGAATAATGCGCCTTTGCTCGGCCCAACGAATAATATCTAGCTCAAGAATCGAATAACTCACAATATTTCCTCTCTTACACAAACATCCACACCAGCAACCATTGAGTAAACTTTCTTCGCGGATACTCTGACCACTTGTGTATCGTCCAAATATACAATTCCATTCATTCCGTCAAGATATGCCTTGATTATGTTATCGATGTCAGGCTTCTTCGTCGGTCTCTCCCTTCCTTCAAAGCACTCGTTCTGGCGGCGTTTGGAGAAAGATGAGGGGCAAGGTACCCTGATGTATAGATCGACGCTCACAGGGCTTTCTAGTGGGCTTGCTGACCCCATTGCGCGAGCAGATGCGTCTTTGATGGTTGCTTCATAGGTCTTTGTCTTAGCGTCGGTGTAAGTTTGGACGAAGTTTCCAGCCCTTCGGAACCTTGGTCTTCCCTTGCCTTGAGGGATTCCTTCGACGGTAAAGACAACTATGAATGTCATTTCTTCAACCTATTCATTGCGTCGCGGAGTTCTTGGGCAGCTTTCGGGCCTCGCTTCTTTTCAATGTCTCTGATTGTTTGGCCCCACCAACCAGAGGCAGTAATCAGACCATGATCGGCTTTCATTGCGTTGAATGTCTTGACCCAATGTTTCGCCTCGCATTCCATCCGAAATGTCTCCTGTGAGGAAGAGAGCGTAGGTGATTGACTCTGTGCTGTGATTGACTCCATCTTTAACCTCGTTTAGAAGTTTTACGGCTTCAAAATAGTTCACTTCTGCTCTTTCTTTTCTTTGTACTGAGTCGCACCCCATTGGTGAAATGAACACTTCGGGCTTTCAATAGAAACAGTCCAGCGGTTCTGGCAGTTCGGGTATGAACACATCAAACGCTTGTAGTCGTCCATTTCTTGCGGAACATCAGCTTTTCTGAAGGTCATTTTTGATACTTCCCATCAATGATTTTTGCAAAGTTGGTGGCATTGAGAATCCACGGCAGATCGGGATGCCACACTCTCCCGTTGCTCTCGAATCCGTTGGACAGCTTGGTGTCGCTGGCGATGTAGCTCAGGAACGAGTCCCACCACCTCAGCCCATCATCGGTTGTGCCGTACCCATCCGACCAGGATGACTTCTTCGAGGCTTGGTTCCATCGACTCCGCAGGGCCGCTTGGCGAGCGCCTTCCCAGGTTCTCGGCTGCGACAGATGAGGGAGATGCGTTTTCCAAAGCTCCAAAATCTTGCCGTGTGGACAAGGCGGGAACCCCGTTCCCGACAAAGAAGCGTTAGCTTCTTGTATATGGTTCTTGGTTAATGGTTCTTGGTTTATGGTTGGTTGAACGTCCGTTGAACGGTCGGTTGAACGGGCGTTGAGCCGACGTTCAGCGGATGCTTTCCCAGCACGTGAAGCCTGCTCAATCTTTGAGTGGTAGTGTTCTATCTCTCTGTCAGCGCGCGGGTTCAAATATCCGAACTCCGTGGAGACAAAGAACTCCTCAAGAACAGAGAGAACCTCTTGTTCGTGTTCTCGCATCCCGATCTGGCGAGCGATCTCTCGCTGTCTTATCGGCTCTTCATGGAGGTAGTAAAAGTCCAGCAGCCGCCTATATGCCAAGTCCTCGATGAGACTCAGATGGCGCGTGTGGCTGGCGTAGTCGCCAATATGGAACTGGTAATAGTGCATACAGACCCTTTTGCAGACCCTAAAGGAAACCATCGGCAGGCGGGGTCTAACGCTTTTCGGGAAGGTAGCTACTCCTTCCCTAGCCGGGTTTCGCATCACTCTACATCAGTTGCAAGTAGTTGTGCAAGTCCTGAACTGACCCTCTCCGTAGCAGCAGGTCATACAGGTCACCGTCTTGCCATTGACGATGTATGTGTGGGAAGTGCAGGCCGCATGAGCGTTAGCACCAAGCAGCATCATTGCGGCAGCGATAGCCAGTTTCTTCATGTTTGCTCCTCAAACCACTCGGGATGAAGGGTCTTGAGTTGCCACAGCCGAGCCTGCGGAACCCGCTTCCATTGATAAATCGCAGGACAGGAGATGCCCAGAAGTCTCGCCAGTGCGGTGACTCCTCCAGCCTTCTTGATCAGCTCTTTCTTGTCCATGTCTCTCCCTTGGTGGGGCCAGCCTCATGTAGCAGAGTAGCTCCTGCTGATAATTCGAAAACACCAGGCGCACGGCGCTAACCCGTTCCTGGCCCCGCTATAGTGTAAGCCCGATTAGGATAAGTGGACTTAGGGAAAGTCCTATGTTGTGATCCCATAAGATCGCTTAGGATTCATCCCATGCCGCTAGATCGCGGTCTTTTAGGAGCCTCAAATGTCAAGCCTTAAAGAAGTCATCAGCCAGGCCATAAGCGAAATCAAGTCTGGCAAAAAGTTTGTTGAGTGTGCTGCCGATGGTGATTACTCCATAAGGGTGCAGCTTAGTTCACACAACAACTGCTTGAAGCCCCGCGTGGTGGTCAATGTGTGGCATCACCCCGCACCGCGACAGTCTCGCCTGCTCCTCAAATCTGAATGGCAATCGTTGATCGTTTAATTTATGCCCCCTCGGGGGCTTTAAGGAGCCAGTATGAACCCCTGCATTCGCTGTCAGTTCGTGATTGAGAATCGTCAGAATGTGATGAACTCAAAGTGCGGCCACCCTGACCTCCAGGTCTTCAATGTGGTGACGGGCGACAAAGAACCTCTCTTCTGCACCACCGCACGGATTCGCGGTAACAAGTGCGGCCCTGATGGAGAGTTGTGGGCGTATGACGATGCGTTCCCTCCTGCTCAGGAGTGGGAAGAATGAGATACGTCTATCGCCCTTCTCATGAGGCTATCGAGGCTCGCCGTAAAGGTGCTATGGATGTGCTGTTTGCCATCTTCCTCGGTTTGTGTGGTGCACTCTTTTTCTTCTTCTTCCTATGAAAAACATCGCAACAGCTTTAGTCGCCGCGCAGAAGGCTTTTGGCCCTGCTCTCAAGACCTCATCAAATCCTCACTTCAAGAGCCGCTACGCTGATTTGGCGGCTTGCGTTGAGGCAGTCATCGACGCTCTGAATGCAAACGGAATCATGCTGATGCAACAGAACACCGAATGCTCTGATGGGGTGATCGTCGAGACCGTGTTCCTCCACGAGTCAGGAGAAATGCTTTCTAGCGGCAAGCTCCATGTTCCTGCTTCAAAGCAAGACCCGCAAGGCTACGGTTCAGCCCTGACCTATGCGCGTCGATACTCTCTCATGGCGGCTTGTGGAATCGCTCCAGAGGATGACGATGGCAACGCAGCCAGTCGCAGCTCAGGAGCAGAGGATCAGGCGTTTGAGGCCCAACACCTGGACGCACTCAGAGAGGCGGCTATGGAGGGTTTAGACGCGCTCCAGGCGGCTTTCAAAGCTATCCCTGCATCTCCGGCTAAGACTCGGTTCTGGACGAAGCACCAGGCTTCATTGAAAGGAGC